AGCGTGAAGCAGGGTTGATCTCGACCGAGCCGTAGCGGGTGATTAGACCCTTACGAGGCTGGAAAGTCTCTGGGTCAGTGATGGTCGGTAGCATCTGGATTGGGATGTATGGCGCGTAGATGAAGCCAGCATCCATTGGTGATGGTCCCTTGTAACCCATGAGGATTTCGTCTTCAGGGTATAGAGGGTCAACATAAACATCGTACATACCCATCCACTTGCCCTTATAGACAACTTGTGCGCCTAGGGAGCCAGCGGATTCTGACGGGAGACCACCTTCCATCTTAGCGGCGGTTGACAACATCGCAGCCACGAAAGGTGAGCATACGATGAAGTTGCCAGCACCACGGAGAGTAGTCTTGTAGATGTCCTGTGCAGCGAAGTTGATTACACCAACAAGGTTGGCGTAGACTTCACCGACATGACGAGGAGCAAGACCTAGTGCGGTAGTACCAAAGTCAACGAAGAAGATGTTTCTACCACGGGTTGCCGTTGGCATAGTGGTAGCGTCACCTGGGTTTGAACCAGCAACAGTATCATTACCAGCACCATTCTCACCGAAAGGTTGATCGAACTTGTAGCTGCCGATTGCACCCGCGTCACCCCAACCATCAGTACCAAAGCTGTTAGCTTCTGGTTGGTTGAGCCATTCACGGTTGAAACCACCAACAGTCTCAAAATCGTAAGCTAGGTTACGAAGGTTCTCGACATTTTCCCGGTCAATTTCTAGAGCGACTTCCTTTGAAAGTAGGTCGGTCAACTCGCGCTCAAGGTCGAGGTTATGATACGCACGGAGGTCTTGTGAAGCCTCCAGAGTCCATAGCGCACGGAACTTACGAGTACGAGCAGTAACTGCTTGCTGTTCGATAGTGAAGTTTACTTCAGGAATACCAGAGCCGCTTAGACGCTCACCAGAACTTACAAAGTATTGGGGACCGACGATGTTACTCTTGGGGAATGCAGCAATCTGACCACCAACAGTACCTGAAGAATCAGTTACATCGGTGTTTACATTGTCATTTCCTGAAAGGGCAGAATAGTTATACGCACCATCAGTACCAGTAAAACTATCAATAGCACCAATGTTGCCCTGCGTAGTTGCAGCGCGGTTGGCGTATAGAATCTGGTGACGGCTGTAGACTTGTTCGGCACGGACAACTCCGTTCTCATCAACACCAGCACGGTTGTAACCAAGGTAGAAAACTTGGCTAACTGGACCTTGCATTGGCTGAACGCCTACAATTCTGTTAGAAATTAGTTCAGGGAATACCCTGCGAACGAGCGGGAACGCAAACTTCTGGAATGTACCTAGGTTACCAACGGTTGTTGCTTCTTGTAGTGAACCATCCTTTTGAGATTCAATAAGAATACTCTTGGCTTGGTTCTCAAGAAGAACTGCTGTGGTCTGACGAATTTCGTCATTGGTAATCCCTTCAAGAAGCGGATGCCATCGCTCAATTAGAGTGTTTGATAGATTTTCTTCAAGCATAATTCTTACTTATCAAAAGCGAGGTTAATGTTTTGTTCTGTGAGGAACGGATTGTTTGATGTATTGCGTGTTACGGCTTCAACATCGGTTTCGTTAGTAATCACCACAGCCGATTCTCTGAGCTTCGCAGGTAGCTTACTCTTTTCCGACAATTTGGCGTTTTCTTCTATGAGATCCACTGACTTATCATTAAGCATTTGATTCTCACGAAGAGCAGCATCAAGTTTTTCATTTAGTCTAGAGATTTTACCTTCTAGATCTTGAATTTGCTCTTTACTTTCTGCTACGACGGAATCAACATCTTGCGACTCAACATCTTCAGCGATTAGTTGGCGAAGTTTGCGGTATGCGCGAGCTTCACGAAGGATTACATCATCCTGTTCAAGCTCCTTTCGTGCCTGTTCCCTTAGATCAGTAATCTTTGTGCGAATAAATCCATCTACCTTAGATTCAAGGATTCTCATTTCCTTATCTATCTCTTCTGTGACAGCCTCTTGGCATAGCTGAACAAGCTCTTCTACGGCAGTCTCGGAAAGCCCCTCAGGTAGTAGGTCAGCAATTTTTTTTAGGTTTTCTAGCATGGTTCTTGCCCTTACTGTGATTATCTATACAAAGAGAAGAAAATGTACTGTTATTTTTTGAGATTTCTGCGAAGAGCTTCAAGAAAAACTTTTTCCTTTCTATTTCTTTCAGTAATATCTTGAACAGCCTCTTCCGTAGTATGCAGTCTACCCTCCATAAGGGAGGGGAACGCATCTTGGCAGGATGGGTCTGCAACCATATCCCAGGTTACCATTTTAAGGTTGTCTTGTACAATATGAGCTTCTCGCTTCATGTCATATTCAAGACCTCCAGTTCCTCTAGAGGAAATACCAATACGAACGCCAGCTTCTAAAAGGGTCTTTAGAGTTTGTCCTGCTGGTGTTGGAAGAACCTCTGACTCACCGATGAGATAGTTACCTTCCATGTATAGGTTAGTGACTAGGTGGGATACATTCTTTAGACTAATAGTTTCAGAGTCAGGGTGGTCTAACTCTCCAGTCAATCTGCGCTCTCTAATCATTGGAAGAAGCCGCTTCAGTTCGCGCTCAATTAGTTTCTTTTCATATATTCTACCGTTTCCGTTCTTTGTCCCACAAGTAGTAAAAATAGAACGAAACTTGAGCGGAAGGCTTCCGTTTTTGCCTTCACTCAGTAAGGTTACTGGTTGAAATCCATTTCCGTCAATTAGTAGCATTATTTTACCTTCCCAAGATAAGAAAGGAAGCTAGAGTTGTCGGTAGCCTTTATAACTTTGCCGCCATGCATTCTAGTCTTCTTTCCCTTTTCTTTTTTAGTTAGACCTGGACCGCCCATGTTTACGCCAATACTTCCAACCGTGGTTGCCTCGGTTAAGCGGTCAATTATTTCTTTAGCCGCAGTAAGAGTTTGTAGATCAGACTCAGTTAAAGTATAAGTGCAACCTTTCTCTTGTTCCTCAATCACTTCTTTATCCTGATGAGGGGTGGTAGACTCAGTAAGATTAAATACTTTACCTACATCTATGTGTGAAATGTCTGGCAAGGTGTCGGCAGGGTCCATGTAGTTTACTGGATACCCTGCCCGATCAGCTTTAGGTGCGCCGTGGTTAGCAACTTCTTGACGAGAAGTAGGCGAAGCCATCATGGATTCCATGATCTTCTCAGCGTTAGCTGCCATATTTCCGTCGTGAAGTTCCATTACTTTCTGCGCTTAGAGAGACTTGCTTTTTCAGCATCTGTTTTGGGAAATGGTCCGCCTTCAAAGCCAGCTAGTGCGCCGCCAGAATTCTTGACTGCTTTTCTAACTTGAGAGGGAGACTTAGGATTAGTTGTGCCGAGGTTGTTGTGAGGGCGGTCAGTGTTGTCCATTTCCTGTAGCTTGATAAAGCATACATTTTGGAAATCATCATGCTCATACGCACCTTCCATGACTAGCTCACTATCGTCAAAGTTTACAGTATTAGTAAAATGATCCCCGTGACCTTCCATTAAAGAAGCGGCATCGTCCTCAAGCATAATAGCTTCAACGAAAAGATCACCTTCCAACTCATAAACATCTTCTAGTATAGCGTAGACATTACCCTCATGCTCAAAAAGACAAGTATATTCAATAGAATCTTTTTCGCTTTCAGCGATCACTTCTTTTGAATCTTCCTTTTTTGATTCATCTAGAGTTTTCGTTCTCTCTTCAATCTTGTAACCAAGATCTTCAAGTAGCTTTTTACGAACATCGTCGTTAAGATTTTGGATGCCAGTAGTGGATTCGTTTAGGATATATTTCATCGTAGGATTTGATCCTCAGTGTTATTTAGGCACTTCCACTTTTTTATTTGTGATTTTTGGTGCTGGAATCATCCAGAACAATACTAAAAGGATTACTAACGCACCAATAAGTGTCCCAAAATTATTTGTGAAGAAGCCACCGACCTGAGCGGCTCCTTCTATAGCATCATTCTTTTGCTGCATTTTTCCAAGCTGGCCTTTTAGGTCTTTGATAACCTCTGCCTTGCCAGCGGAGTCAGTTCCAAACCAACCAAAGGCAGCACCTGTTGCCGCTCCAAGGGGTCCAAATATAGCTCCTAATGCAGCCAAACCCCCAATGAACGCAACCTCTTGTGAAGCCTCAATAGTTTCCTCAGCAAATGAGAACATAGCACACCCTGTAAGGAGTAGTAGCGCGGCTGTTCCAAGCAGGAGATTTTTCACTAGAACAGTAGGGCTAAGGCTTGCTTGCCAAAAATGGTCCCTACTGCAACTCCAGCAATAAAAGATCCTAAAGGCTTCTTTAGCCAAGGAATAAGAACTTCCTTGCCCCACTTTCTGATTTTTTCTTTTCTACTCATGTTAGTATTTAGGTAACATTGTCCCTTGCCCGTGTAATCAAAACATCAAAAATTACTGTGTCTTGAGCGTATGACCCGTTTCTAGTTGTTGTGCCTGCGTCTACAACCATTACTTCTATAGCATATTTCCCTTCGCTCTGTCCGCCATAAAAGATTTCATGATTTATCGCAAACCTATTGTTACCAGTAGTTGTATAGTTATCAGCTAAAGGTATTCTAAGTCCAGTCTCCCCATAAAATCTATGGGATACATAAGTAGACTTAGCATCAAAATCTTTATCTTCCGTAGTTATATCTGCTCTCTTCAGTCTGATGAGAAGATCAGCATCTCCTGCAAAAGTCTCCCTATCGAAGTAACCTTGTACAAACCATTTATAGCCTCTAGCTGGTTGAGGCGAGTTTACTCCTCTAAGGGCTACCGATTGAGATCTAACAACTCCGCCTCCGTCTCCTCCGCCGTTACCAGCACCAAGACCTCTAGAACTTCTAAACGAAGTAAGGTTTACTGTTTCTACAGCACCTCCTCCTTCTAGATTACTTATTCTCTCGTTGATTGTATTAAAATCAACCACGGAATCCAGATACTGAGCCAAGTGTCCAGATGTTACGAATGGGTTATCTTTGCTAGGGGATATAGAAGCGGCAACAGCTTGCCTTTCAGAATAAGTTAGCTCTGCTGTGCGGAAGAATGGACGAATATCTTTCAAGTGGTCTTGAGAGATAGGTTGTCCCGCATCAAATGTTTCTGGTACGAATACATATGCAATAGGTAAGAAGAAATCGGCATTGCGATTCTTAGTTGCCCAATCTATTAGGTCTTGTGAAATATTAGCCCTGTGAAAACAGATGTTTACAATATCATCAGGTAGGGGGACCGTACCAAAACTAGGGTCAAGCGTTTCAGAACCATCACTAAACTTTCGTCCGTACTCATTTTGATTGGCTACGGTACTACCAATAGTGTGATATTTTTCTCCTCCAATGACTACTCTGTAATCAGTGTTTTCATTTCCATACAACATTCCAGCACCCTTTACAACTGCTAGTCGTGGAGTACCATCTTTCACATCAATGTTTGTATCGTTATAGTTATTTGGAAGCCAAGTTTGATCGTCAAAAGCACCTTCCCTAGTCGTGATTCCAATAAGATCAATACGACCTTTAGGAGCCGTAGTAGCTAGATTACCCTCAAAGTCCACGGTTTCAAACTCATCAGGGTTGAAGGCATCAATAGCAATCGAGCCTCCCCCAAAAAGGAACAAAGATGTTCTACCAACAGTTGCACCAAAACTTTCCTTATTGGACTCAGGAGGGTTAGTTACATTGTATCGAGAAGTACCATACTTCTCTGCTGGGGAGTTATTCTGTTCAATCAAGCCCTCGGAGCTTCTGCTTGTATCGCCCGGAGAAGCACTGCTGCCAGCGGTTCTGGTGCTTCTCTGTGCGCGACCAATGAAGTTTCCAGCATTGACGGATATCCTACCTGGAGAAGTTGTAAGAATGTAAGGCTTTAGTTCCGCAAATCCAGATCTATTAATTACTGCGTTCGTAGAGAACTCATCAAACTGATTCTGTAGACGCTTATCATTATCTAACAAGTCCTCTAAAGGAAGGTTGTCAACCTCATGGTAGTATGGGTCGTTTGGTAGGTAAAACCTAATGTCTTCGTTGATTCGTGCCATGTTATAGTAGTCTTTCTAGGTCGAATAGGTTGAGAGACCTCACTCCTGCTCCGAAAGTTGTTGAGTTTGCGGATCCATCTCTACCCTCCCCTCCTTTATATGTATCTTGTACAGAACGATAGATTGATACGCCGTTTACTTTATCTTCAGATAAGTGCTTGGCGTTTTGGAATGTGTTAGCTGCTGTCTCATCTAGCCAGTGCCGCATATACCCTTGCCAATCCATGCCAAGAGGAGGGATCGGGAACTGAGGACTCATGGCTTGAGTTAGGAAGGCGGCAGATGCGTCTAGAGAAGTAGGGGTATTTTGCATATTTGAGGAGGTCATATATGCGGTGTATTCAGCCATTCTGGGTTGCATTGTTGCTACGCCAGAAAGCCCAGAGCAGGCGGGTGCGCCCCATCCGAAGACTCTACCACAAGAAGATAGTTGATAAATTCCTTGCATGAAATCTCCGTCCTGAGACCCAATATGCCGCCTCTCATTTGATAGGTCCAAGGTTCTTACATTTTGTAGAAGGAACTGGTATCCTGCGCCGTTCACTTGGTCTACTGGGATTCCTCCACTTACATTCGTGTTTGCGAAAACAGCAGCAGTATCAGCAAAGGAAGAAACCCCATAGAATGTCTTTAGGTCTCCTCTTGTGCTAAAGATCAGTCGGAAAACTCCGTGGTTATGGAACTCATTACCGAGGGAACCATAGGTGGTTCTCCTTCCTTCGTGTCCATAGTAATCAAGAGCTACGCCATTTGCCCACTTTCCTCCTGGACCGTGGAAACCTACACTTGAACAATAAGTCTCTGGATCTCCGTAGTTTACGAGAGTGTTGGCTGCGTGGATTCTTGAAGTATCTGCGATATTCCAAATATGAATTCGTGATCCTAAGTTCCATCCATTAACGGTTGAACCCAGGTCAGTGTTTACAGGAATGTAATCTCTTCCATCTCTACCAGAGACATCCCCATATCTCTCTTGCCCTACAACTGGAATTCCTGGGTTGTGTAACCCATCATAATCGGTTCCATCTCCAACCACGGGGCTGTACAAACTTTCCTCGACAGAGGGGAAGTTATTAGGTTGAGAGCCTCCTCGGTTAGAGTACAAGGGATCAATTCGTGATAAAGTCCAATTGTCTTCGCTTGCGCCTGTCCCTTGTCCGGCTGCGGTATTTGTGCCGAACTTATTGAACTCACTGGCTTCGGAGTTACCAGTGGGAGGATCTTCAGTTCCGGTTACTACGGTGCTACCGTTTCCGCCGAAGCCGCCCGACTCTCCACCAGCACCAACTCCACCCGCATACTCAGCCCCAGTGCCACTGAGATTATAAAAAGCACCAGACAAGTCCGCAGGGGCTAAAAGTACTTTAAAGTTTACTAGGTTTACATCTACGGAACTATCTTGGATAGCTCGCACACACATACCCCCGGTGGTTCCTGTAGAATGCAAAGAATCATCTAAGATAGTATTTTTAGTTCTATTAAAAGCATCTGATGTTGGAATAGACACTTGTGAGAACTCAGCAATTGAACTAGTAAATCCATTCGGGTAGAACTTTACATATCCCCCAACAGTGCTGTTTTTATATTGATTGTTTTGATCACCAATGTAAGGATCACCGAAACTGTTAGTTAAAACATCAACGGAGTTTGATACAGTGGTTCCATCAGTGCGAGTTGTACCTCCAAGAGATACAAGATTTAAGGAAGATTTCTTATTGGCAACGAGTGCCGCTCTTGTTGAATGAACTTCAAGAGTAGTGTGATTTCCACTAGTATCCAAGTTATATCCAGAGACATCAAGGACAGAATCCGTGCCTAAAAGAGTAGGGGGCTTTGCAGAAAACTGTGACCCTGATTCAGCGAGAACGCCAATTCCAAATCTTGATATCTTGGTAGGACCAGTCATTTCAAGAGTTGAGTTATTCATGGCTACCACAGCAGCAGTGAGCCAACTGCGGAACTGGGTAGTAACATCATTCACAGGATACATGGACATGGTTGTCGTACTACCAGAGGTTCCCCTGAAGATAAGGTTAGAGCCGTTTGATGCGACAGCTACTTTGCCCTTTCCAGTATCCTTTGATTCTACACCCGCAGCAAAGTTTACAAACTCAGCGGTCGAGTTATTTGTAACTAGGACAGCAGGGAGGTTGTTGACTCGGTTATAAGTTGCTCCATAGTGAATTGAGGGAAGAGAGATGCAGTCGCTTCCAATTCCGTATGTTGCATCTGCGTCTGTCCAAGAGCCACCTCCCCACCTACCATAAAGAGTAGGAATGCTATTGACCCTAAAGGGAATAAGTGTGCTTCCTCTGTCAACTACAATGTTTTGGTTATTAGCATCAGCGTTGAACTGCGCCCTGTTTCTGATTGCAACAGCAGTATCATTGCTTCCTCCAGCGAACTGATCGCTGGCATAAATGATTGCCGAGTAATTGTCAGGCTTATCTGCAAAATCATCTACTTCCCAGCCGTAGGTAAGGTTGGAGTTTTTTAGTCGTAGACCAGTATCTCCATTGTGGTTTAAGGTAAACTGGGTTAGTCTGGATTCAGTACGAATCATATCCAGCCCTTGATTTTGGTTTAGGTACGCGGAGATTCTACCTCGGAACTCAACATCCGACCCTTCTAACTTAATACCTGTGTCAGTATTCCAGCAAGCGTGAAGGATTGATGTGTGCCTGTCTCCTCCTGCGCCAGTAACATTGTTGAGGTTTTGCAACCCTCCAGTGATTATATTTCTAGTGTTGTTTTGGGATCCACCGTTAGGTAAACCAGACGCGGACTCGGGATCATTAGAAGTAAGTCGTACCCCACCTCTTAGAGTTGAATTTCTCATCTCAAGACCATATTTACTCTTTGCAAACATGATCATATACTTTCTGGACTCATCATACAAAGTTGAATCAAACTCAATATCTGAATTCAAAGCAAGCAATCCTACGCCGTCCTGATTCCTGTTATTTTGATCGGCCTTAGTATAGTTTCTCCAAGCTATAAGGTGACCAGTAGACTTTACTCTTGAGTTCTTTACAAAAAACCCTTGCTTTATATTTCTTATTGAAGCACAGTTATCAAGAATGACTTCTGAATTTTCAATGTCCCATCCAGTGTTACCTCGGTGAGCGCAACCATTAGCATCAACATCGTCCACGCCGGATGCGCTGTCTACAAGAATGTTTGTAAACTTTACAGTTCCTTGGCAATCTTTTACTTCAATAGAGCTAAAGTAAGAGCCAAAGCCAGCCATACTTACTTGGCTTCCCTGCTCAAGAATAGACTTCTTGTTTACCATAAAGTCCAAGCCCGAGCCAGTTTTGGGGGCAGCGTCTAGGGAGGTTACAGAGTTGTCTTCCTCCTTTCCATAGTTCTTGAAAAGGAATCTATTATTTGCTCCAAAGAAGGTTGGTGAGCCAGTTGCAGAGGCTACATGGACCGACATATTAATTGCTTCGCGGTCAGTATCAGGACCAACCATCGCAAATACCCTGGCGTTATTATCCCATGTGGTAGTGTTTAGGAGCGTGGAGCCTGTCTTCTCTGATGCCATAGCGTCTAGGGAACCAGAGAAATCGTTAGAAGACACATTTAGGATGTGATTTAGTGCGCCTTCCGGGGAGGAGCTAACGGAAGTTTGCAAAGTTACTTGCCCGTTTAAGTCCTCTGCGTAAACCTTGTTAATAAACTCAATCCTGCCAGCACCTTCACAGGTGATATTTAGAAGACCTAGATGACCGAGATCTCCATAAGCGCAAAGCTCTACGCGCACAGGATACTTCAGTCTTTTGGGGATGCGCTCAATAATATCATCTATACTATCATAGATTCCTTGATCAAGATCAAAGTTACCCGTGGAAGAAAGTGTCATAGTAACACCATCGGGGTTCCCGCCTGGAGATCCTAAAGCTTCGTATAGAGTACGGTCATTAGCTTCCAAACTCCAAAGGGGAATGTTGTCCTCCTCATAGTTATAAAAACTAGATGGATCGTACTTCGGTATGTTTGTGTCGAAGCCTAGGTTGATGACTCCATCGCCACCAAGGGAAGTAATATCTTTGAAACTAGTCATAGCTTAGAAGTCGATGCTCCATCGAAAAATGAGGGTTATCGCATCTGTTTTATAGATGGGCTTGAAATATCTATACGCCACCAAAACAGACTGTTCTGGTGAAACGGTTCCGTGAAACGGATTCTTGGCAAACAAGCCAATTTCGTTGAGTGGAATTCCTCCTGGGTCTTCGCCTATATTACAGGATGCTTGGTCTAACACAATTTGGTATAGAACTTTCGTATCCGTAATCTTTCTGATGTATGCGTAAGGAATCACACCAAAAACCTCTCCCGGTGTAGTAGTTCCGTTGTTCCATAAGGTATGCTGCGAAAGATCTAGATATCCTGTTCCATACTGATCCAAGGTAAGGTTTGCTGATAGCTCACCCGTGCTGCTTACTTGTAAAGCTGAGGAGCCAGAAATACCTACTTGGAAATAAGTTAGCTGATATTTATCAATAGGCTCCTGAAGAGGTGCAGTAAAGAACTCAGAAAGGGTCCACCCCATACCTGAACAAATTACATTATCATCAGAGTAATGAAGTTCCTTAGTACCGTCAGCATATTGCTTCCAGATTTCAAGGTGACCCTTAGGGCTTGTTTTTTCGTTGAACAGCATTTTAGATATAGTCTATGTCCCAAAGAAGGGTTAAGTAGTTAGTGGTATCATAATCAATATGAAGACCTGGGGGGAAAGCAACCTTCTTTGCCAGAAGCCTAAACTCTGGCTGGAGGCTATAATCATGGTTATATAGTGGTTGTCCATCCCCGAACGAAATGGTAGTAGCATTGGCAGTCGTGAAGAGGAAGTTCGGTCCTAATCCCTTGGAAATAGATTTTGCTCTATCAATGGACCATAAACCAAAGCCACCTACGCCACCATTATAATAATCTATAAACTTCCAATCATCTTTGTGTATTTGTATGGCTATTCTGGTTCCAGATACTAAAGTCCCTGCTTGACCGTAGGAGGATACTATGAATCCCATCTTAGCTTCATCTGCAATGTAGCCTGACGGGTCTAGTCTAGGATGCCTATAGATAAATCCGTCGTGATTTATGGCTCCATATACATTTAGAAGTGCAGATGTTAAGGTTACCGCAGGCGAATCACCAAATGATCCTGAAGGAAAGAACATCCCAGCAGAGGGGAGATACCCACCCTGGTTCACCGCTTCAAAGAAAGATTTATCCCCTGCATCGGTAGGGGCGGTTGGCTGATTAAAAAGCACAATTGAGCTAATACCATTAGCGTACACTACTGACGAAGTGGAAAAGAAATTTATTCTGTTTCTAAGATGACCAGACTCCCCTGCTGTCCCACTTGCCCCTGCCGTTTGAACAGTTTCATCCTCAGGACGAGGAAACTCTGGGAACAGGAATGAATCCCCTGAAACTCGATAACCTTCACCTTTTTCTAGTTTTCTAAACAGATGAGCTTCCTTGATAAGAGCGTCGGCGGTAGTGGTTCCGTTGATGCCCTCAAAGTACATCCCGAACATAATAGTTGCCGTTTCGCTTATCGTTGGTACTGTAAACTCTTGAGATATGTATTGGAAATTATAAGCATCAGACTGCCAAACATCCCCGTTCTGGCTAGGTTGACTTGAAACTGACTGAGATACAGCTCTAAAGTTGAAACCTTTATGCCAAGTGTTATCCTCTGGTGCAAATGAATAAAACTGGTCGCCGTCTCTTGCTATACCAAAAATAAAAGCGTCAACAGAACTTGTGGCGGCAGTTTTTAGGGCAGTTGTAAATTGAAGATATGCCTTGTCTCTTGGAGACAGTCCATATTCCTCTGGTGTAAAGGAGAAACAGGCAACTGGTTGGTGGCTATTCCTTCCTCCAAGATAACCAGATGCAGATATAACATCGTTGTAGTTATCGTTTACATCTACTGCGGGAAGTCTTTCGCCTCCCAGAACTGCTACGCTGGAGTATCCATAGGAACCCGCTTGATTTAGTGCGGATAGATAGTAATCAGCCCCGCCTAAAGAGAGACATTGACCATCTTCTTGCTTGAAGAAGAAGCCTCTATAATCTGTGTATCCCTTTCTTGCCCAAGGCTCAGAGGTAAATTTTTCCTTGTCTAAATCAAACTGATTTACAGTTCTTCCAGCCGTGTGAGTTATGTCCGCCAAAGATACTTCGTTGACACTAAACACTCCTCCCGAAGCATCAATAATGTTTAGTTGATATTCGGTGTCTTCGTCCAGACCATAGATGTGCATATTTTCTATAGTTTCAGTGGTTTGGTTTATAGGAAGGCGATAAGACTTATGCCCTGGACTCCAGGATCTGTTTTCAAAGTCATAGTATAGTTGCTTGTAAGCATCAGAAACATCACGATAAGACCTGTCTACATCAAATCTGAAGTTTTTAAAGTATATTTCTTTATCAGGTTCTCCAAGTGGACCGTACACCCTAGCTTGAACAATATAGTCTCCTATGTTTCCTATTCCGGTTGTATTATTTTTAGTGGTTCTTTTAGTGACAAACCCAAGATCCTTCTCCCTAACAGGTACAACTCCAAGGTCAGTCTTCTTAAATGAGTTCCTGTCATCATTGTAAAATGGTTTGTAATACAAAGAGGATAGAGGATTACTTGAGCCAAAATCTACATCGGAGTTGTTTGTAATTGCATCCCATTTTGAATCTACCCAGTTGTACTGGTAGAACTTATCCCCAAACACATTTTGAAGGATGCCTAAAGAAACATACCCAGATGTATCCAAATCTCTTTGAATAGATTCAATGGAAACACTGCCGAACTCGTTTGCGTTTACCGCAAAATTCTCGGTCAACCTTAAAATATTTTGAGTTAGTCCAGTTTTAAAGATGCAGGTATCGTTAGCTTTTGTTGCGTCACTTTCAAATGCGCGGACATTTTTAGGGTAGTAAACCTTGGCTCCACCTGGAATACTATCATTGCTGAGTGGGTTTAATTGTGATACGCCTGTTCCACTCCAAACTCCAGGAGAATCCCAGGTTAGCCAGTTTGAAGCTAGATTTCTTTTCTTATTCGGTCTGGCGAATGCTTTTAGAGTAAGATCAATAGCAGATGCTTGGGTTTCGTTAGAATATTTTACTGCTATATTGTATGCTTTTTGAGGTTGAAGCCCTCCAAACCTGGAGATTATCTGTTGTTTACCAGCCCTTTTAGGATTTACAATTGTACTGGAAAATGCATTGTAGTCTGCATTAGAGTCCCAGGTTGTGGCAGCAGAAAACTGAATGGGGTTGGTGTTAAAGTTGAAGTTAGAAGAGCCGTCATAGTTGAACGCTCCTATCGCGGAAAAGTTTAGCGGGAATAAATCCCATCCTTCTAGCTCACCAAAACAAAAGTCTTTGATGTAGTAATCAATAAAGCCGTCAGCGTTTGTTCTTCCATTAGCACGAATAGTAACAGAATACTCTCCCCGTGACTCAGCATCAAAAACTACTGGAAGAAAAACTTTAGTCCATGCATTTTTTGTTACGGGGAATGGTATTGAAGCTCGTCTTACTGAATCCCAAGCGTATGTCCTTGTGTTAGTTTCAGTATCAACCTTATAGGTTGCCCCATCTTTTAGTCTAGAGATAACAACATCAATATCGCCTATGGTATCAGAGTCTTCCCCCTTTGCAAGTACATCAAAGGTTAGAATGTATGATTTGTTTGCATCCTCTAGTCCGTAGGCTTCATCTATATTAGTTCGTATATCTAAACCAGGGGAAGCGAACTCGTTATCTACGCTTAAGAACTGCGTTTGTGAAATTTGAGCGTATCCGTCTTGCTCAGGATCAACAGAGGAAGTAGATAAAAGCACACCGCGAGTGCCTACAATACCACTGTATGATTGACCCTCTCCTTTTATAGAAAAGAGTTCGTTATATTGTCTGGCGTATCCGTACTTCCCGAGGGAATCCTGAGGAGACTCTTGGTCTGCGAGGGGAGATTTATTTTCCCACCCAACAAAATTTACGATTCCTAGTTGGGCGCACTCAGATGGGTTAGGTACTTCCTTCTCCGTGAAGTTATTGAAGAACCGAAACTCGTTATTTAGTAACTTGCTTTGAGTTTCCAAGAAGTTGGGATTACGAAGAATATAATCCTCCCCAGAAAAAAGTTCAACCCTAACAATCTCTACAAAAGGATTAGGGTTGTCCCTATATTGGAAAAAATCTTCTTGTTCGTAGGCGTAAGAGGGAGTTACAACTTCTAGGAAGTAGTTCGTATACTTCTCTAGTGATTGGTCTATGGAGTTTCCTTTTAGTACGAAATGTACATCATCGGAACTAAAGTAGCTTTTTAAGGAGATCTCCTTTGCCGGGGTTTTTTTTCCTGCTCCTCCAAGTACGAACTTCTCCGTGTTGAAGTCATAATACTCAACAGGGCGTTCGCCACCTCTTCCGATACGCATGGAGATAGTTACTCCCTCACTTGATTTTCCTTCGTGTACAAACCTGTACTCATTACCTAGCTTTATGTTTAGCTTCTTACGAAAGACTACTCTTGCATCTCCGGTGTCGTATTCAAATCTGTGAACAGTTCTATTTCCTGTTCCGAAGGGTTTTGTCTTGGTAGTAAACTTTCCACCTCTAAAAGAATCTACATCCCACTCACTAATATCAAAATCCTTACTGTCAGTATACTTATACTGATTATTTCTACTTCCTGAGAACAGATGATTTACTGAAGGGAAGTTCGTTGTAGTAGTAGGGAGAAGACTCCATGTATATGCGGAGGTATCTGTTAATGCAGAAGCCGTCCAAAACATTGAGTCCTTTTGATCGAAGTAATCTCTTGCCGGGGAAATTGATACCGCTTGATGAAGATAGGAACTAACCATGTCCCAGTCCTCAGGTGATGTAGAGGAAGTGTTGGGGATGTGGGTGAGGTAATCCGCGATCTGTTTACGCATACCATCAACAATCATGTTGTTCTCTTGAAAGAGAACTTCATCATTTCCATGTATGTCGGTCTTGATAAGCGTAACTTTACCTTTCATCTTATTTATTCTCCTCAAAAGTGTAGATTCCATCCACAGCAGAGTGTGAACCTCCAAACCATTCTAAGCCTTCCGAGCGGGAACCTCCAGAAACATAGAAAGTTCCGCTGCTATTAAAGGCATCTCTAGAGTGGGAACCTACAGAAAGATCATCAAAATAATTGAAAACAGGAAATAAATCCTCTTTTTCATATCCGTCCACTGCCTGTTCGTATTCCATGTCTATAATATTTACAGATTCTAGAGTTGCAGCATTTAAATCATTAGTGTAGTATGGCTTTGCTATCTCCACATAGTAAGCCGTATTTTTATCGTGTACTGGTCCGGCTAGATCGTAGTATTCAGTCGCGGCTAGAGACTTATACTTCAAATCAGTTCTGTCATTTCTTGTGCTAAAATAGAATGTACTAGAAACACTTTGATTATCTGGAGTCATATCTAGGGCAAACCATTGATCAGTGTTCTTTGCATCCACATCCTCCCAGAACTTGTTTTTAAAGTTCCAGCAAAAACTTCTTTGTTTATCTTCATATCCATACCCGACAAGGGGGCGATAGTGAGTTCGGACTCTTAGGAAAAGAGTTTCGGGTACACTTTGTACGAAAGTTCGTGCAACCCTTCCTACAATTTGTCCACGGTAGTGTTTTTCCGGGCGAAGCCTGTTTCTTTTTGGCATTCTATTGTACAAGCCTAAGTTTTTTATTCTAGCGCGAGCTTGCCCCCCGGTACTTACTGGATGAATAAGAAAGGATACTTGGTCGTTAGTGTAATCTTTGTTTCCTATGTTTGCCGACAAGTTCAAATCATAACTCCAAGTTTGATACTCGTTGGCTTTTTGGGTTCCAACAACACTCATAGGGGTCAAAGGATAGGCAGAAGTATCCACCCCCACAATGCTATCCCATGAAGATGTTTGATAGTTCCACGCCTCTCTTCTAGCCTCGTTTATTACTCCAAAATACGGAGTCCAGTTGACAGTGTTAGCACTAGCCTCTAGACTCAACTTATGATCTTCAAACAAAGTAAACCTGTTTGGATTTCTTGGGTACTCAGAGACGCGAGGAGAGGCTACCGTGTATAAAGTTCCGTTAGTTTTAGTTCCTACTCCAGAAGTTAAACCTCCAGAGAAAAAGAACTCAACGCCTCTAACAGAAGACGGAGTTAGTTGGTTCTCCGTAAAAACAGAAACCTCACTTATCGTGGCGGGTAGCGGGGCAATACCTGACCGAAACTTATTGAAGTCTGGGGTTCTGAGTATGTCACGCAAACTCCACCCTGCAATAGAGGAAAGAGATGGGTCTGCCACAGAGACGCTATCAAGAGAAGAAAGCTCTAAACCTCCGTTGATAAATCTGTTCTCATATCCATCTATTGGATACCGAACTATAATTCCATCAAAAGGATCATTAGTTTTGGGTCTTTTGAAAAAAGTGATTCCGTTATCCCCAGCAAAGTCTGCGTTGTATGGGGAGTTTTCTTGGTTGAATACAGCAAAACTGTTTGTGTTTTGCCCTATTACGGAAATACCCGACACAAGGGAATCGTTAGAGTATATCGTCTTGTTTGGGAACTCCAGGATGTCCATGATATTTGCGTATGCTCCATAAGACTCTAAAGAGATATTTGGATCTGTAAGGGTAAACTCTTGCTTATCATCCTTAGCGTAAATCTCCCCTTTAGCGGCTTTAGTGTGGGCTATCGCAGACCATTGAGGGTACTCCCCTGAAATAGTTTCGGCTCCAAGTCCTTCAAACGCAAGTTTACTTTGTTCATTAGAGATTTTCCCTTCAAACTTATTGTTATGATTGAAAAGAATAGGACCATATGCGTGGGCAATAACATTGTATCCACCTTCATACTTGTATTTTAAACCAACAAAATTTCTCAAGGACTTTTCAAAATCTACAACATAGTCCTTATACAGTTTATTCAAGCCCCTTCCAAATCTAAAGTTTTCTAGATTTTTTTCAGAGAAGTTCCAGTACCTCCTGTCCTCCGCCCCCTTTCTTATGAGATAACGAAGGATAGTTCTTCGTATGTTTGCACCGAAAAAATCCCTGTAAGCTGGAATAGATGATAGAGTGTCTACCCCGAAGTTATCTATATCGGTAAAAGGAGGAACTCCTCTCGATGGAAAGAAAGATGAAGCTACAATACCCTCATAGGTATAAGTATCGTTTAGTTCATACCTGTATACTCCTGAGAACTCACCAGTGGTGGACTTGAAGTTTTGCCCGGAAAAAGAAAACCCCTTTGGAACAAATCCCGAGTAATCTTGACCGTACAAAGTATTTTGAATCATAAAGTCCGAGCCAATAGGCTGGGCTTTTCCCTCTCTTTGTAGAGGACCAGAGGGAAGAAGATAGCGTAGATTTCTTCTTCGTCCGATATTTCTAGGAGCATTAGGAACCTCTTTATTCGTGGTACTTGTGGATGACCAAAAATAACCATCATCGAGCAGAGTGGCAGATGGAAGGTATCTTCCTTGTTTTGGGTTGAAGGCTCCTCCGACTACACCAGAATAGATACCAGTTCCCCTGGTCCCTGGGAACGCCGAGGTAGTGAAACTTTGTTGAAATCCTTCACCTGTGTCACTGAGGTAAAGGTCAATAAATAAACTTTGGTCACCACTTACCGTATAGTCCTCTTCAAAATCCAAGCCGAGGAACCATTTTACAATAGTATGGAAAGGAGTAAATGACTTTAGGATTCCTCCTAAAGCTGGAATAAACTTTTTACCTAGACGATTTGCCATTATCTACACACCTCATCTAACTCAAAATCAATGCTGGTAGCAAGCATCTTGATATGTACCTCTGAAGATTTACTATTCCAATAATCAAACATAGTTGTGGCATCAAGCTCGCCTCGTTCAATAACGGCTAGGTAGTTTATTGGTAACTCAGGATTTGCCGTAAAAAACTTAAACCCACTATTTGCTCCATACCCAGGAGCTAGGTTAGCGTCAACAGAAGGGTAAAGTGCGCTAAGAACCCAGCTTACGAAATCGGAAGCTACGGTCGTGCTAATACCCATGCCGAAAGCATTTTTTTCTCTTACCATGATGGAGCTAATATCTTCAAGGTATA